AATTGCAATGAGAATATCATTCTTTATGGTAAAGGTGGACATGGTAAGTCAGAACTTGTTGAATGGTTTTTACATAACAAAGGAATTACTCCATTTGTTAAAACTATGGGTGCTGGTACTACTACAGAAAGTCTATTTGGTGGTATGGATATTAAAAAATTCAATGACACAGGTATGTTAGAGTACTTAGTTGAAAATTCGTTCATGAATCATGAGTATGTTATTTTTGAAGAGTTAATGGATGCACCTGATTATATCTTAGAGCAATTGAAAGATATTATCACTTCTAAGAAATTTAGAAATGGTAGTCAAGTATTCCATATCAAAACTAAACTTATCATCTGCTGTACTAACCGTACTAGGGATGAATTCTCTAAAAATGATTCATTGAAAGCATTGATGGAAAGGTTTCCTTTAGAGCAAAAAGTAGAATGGGATTCATATAACAGAACTACTTACGGATTCATGTTCAAAACACTATTTGGTAAAAACTATAAAACTCTTGAATATATCTTAGAGAAATTAGCTCAAGCAGATAGTATTGTATCACCAAGGACTGCTGTTAAAGCAGCTAAAATTCTTGATGCAAATGGAGGTGATTATAGCTGTTTAGAATTTATTGCAGATTTTGCAGGTAAAAACCAGAAAATGGTTCAAACTGAAATTGCTAAATACAAAACAGTTGAGCAAGTTGATGTTATTATTGATAGTGTTAAATCTATGATGACTCAATGTGATGCTCTTAAATTAGATACACTTGATAATATCAAAAATGTTAAAACATTATTGCGTAGTATTGATAGTGAAACTAAAACATTAAAAGCTAAAAAAGTTGATGATGATTTAATGAAAACTATTAATGCAAACACAAGTCAATTTGAGAATTATTTAGTAACTAAAGGTAAAGAGATTCAACATGCTACAGAAGGATAATAAGAAGTTTTATATTAATGACCATGATTGGTATTGGACACCAAGTGAGTGGAATGTTGAGTGGAGATTAAAAATGAGAAAGTTGGGCATTAATAATGTCCACTTTGCTCAAGAATTATCTAGATTTTATTATCATAAGATGATTCAAGAAAAAGAATATGTTGATCCATATTTTGCAGATGAAACTAAACTTAATGCATTTGAGTTAGAACAAGCTAACCAGTCAAAGGAGTTTTATGCAAAAATGTGGGAGAAATATGTTCCTGGAATGTCTCCTTTAGATAAGGCTTTAAATTTATTAGCTTTACTAAAGAAACAACATGATGCATCTGGTGGAGTTGGTGGTCAAAGAGGAAGAAATGAGTTAATGGATGTAGATATTGAAAAAGCTTTGGAACACGTTCCTGAGAAAGAGATATTTGAATCCTCTACTCTAAATGAAATCTTTGATCGTAAAGAAGGTTTGGATGACTTTGATAAGAAAATCAATCTTATGAATAAGATTGCTATGGTTGAAAAGTTTGGTAAAACCTTTGATGTAAAGAAAATCATCTCTGAGAAAAGAGTAACTAATTCTCGTATACACAAACAGAAAAGAATGGTTGAGTATGAAGAATTAATTAATTCTCCTTTGTATCAAAAAATACTTCCTAATTATCAAGCCAAATTAATCAGTAAAGATCTAGTAATTAATACTCCTGTAGTATATGAAGAATCTAAACAAAAGATTATTATTTTGGTAGATTATAGTGGTAGTATGTCAATGATACAGAAACAAGACTGGGTTTTATCTATATTAGCAGATAGACTTAGATATTGTGTCAAAGAGGAGTGTGAAATTTTCTTTAGTTTCTTTTTAACTGCACGTGATGTAAAGAACAAAAACTTTAAATTCACACACATTTATAATAGAGAAACAGCTCTTAAGTTCTTTAAAGAGTTAAGTACAGCTCCTTCTGGTGGTGACACTGAAGTTGGACATGTAATTGAATTAATCAGAGAAGAGATTATGGACAATAAACGTCTATTTAATCTTGATGTTGATTTATCTTTTGAGAAACCTGAAATCTTAGTGATTAATGATGGTCAAGATAGTGTTAAAACTGATAAGTTAACATGGAAGACCAATGCAATTACCTTATATGGTAATAATCCTGAATTAGAAGCCTTATGTAAAAAGACAGGTGGAAAATTCATATCTATTGATGGTAAACAAGATCATTACTAATGATCATAAGCTGGTATGGAGAAATCTGTACCAGCTTTTTAATTATGAACAAAAAAGTACCAGTGATTCTTAAAATAGTAAACAAGGAATTTGTTGTAGAGTTTGAGGATCAGATTATAAAAATAGAAAATATTGGCTGGGTAAGTGAATCAATCCAAATTATTATGGATCATATACCACGTAAGTATAAACCTATTACAGAAGATGATTTAATCAGTATAGTAGAGGATGGAGGTGAGTGTTATCTTGAACTTGTTGAAGTTAGAAATAAAGCTAAAACATGGGAAGGAAGTGCAATTAATTCATTTACTACAGAAGAACCTATTTACAGAGATGAGATAAAATTAATTGAGAATAGAATGGTACTTCACTATAAAAACTAAGTATGAATCCATTAGAGTGGTTAAAAAGGAAATTACTTCCTGAATATTATAAACAACTAGATGAAATAACAAAAGACAGAGATAATTTGACTAAAGTAGTTAAAGATCTAGAGGAAAGAAACAAAAATTGTCAAGAAAATATCAATAAGACTAATTCATACTGGAAAGGTGTAATTAGAACTAAGAAAGGAAATAAACTATAGCTATATTCTCCCGTTAGATAAACTCATCTATTGCTAATACAGTTAATAGAGTTTACATTTATGATACAAATTATCATCAAATGACTTATTCATTAAAAAACGGGACAACTATTGAGATGTCTGTAGAACAATATTTAAACATGTCAGATTCAGAATTAGATTATTTAAATAGTACCTATCATGGTGACTATATAGAGAATCCTTGGCATGGTTCAGTATTAGGAAGACAGATACCAGATGATATAGAAGAAGAAATTCTTGAAGATCTTACTTCTGTAACAGATGAAGAAAAGCTATTAGATCCAGATATTGACATAGATTTATTTATGGAATAAAATGAGAAGTCCAGTAACAATAACTGCTGATGTTACTGGGGCAATTATAGGAATATCACCTAATAATCCAGAATATGGTTATATTAGGGTAGAACAGAACACTCCTTTAATTAGTAACAAAGGTTGGTTAACCTTTGATCCCAGATCAGCATTAATTAAAGGTACATTAGATGATTTAAAGAAAGCTAAATATAGAGATGGACAAGAATTAGAAGGAAGAATAGTAATTAAAGAATCTTTAATACCATTCAATACTGAAGATCCTGATCATGATTTAAAAATAGCTGGAAATACAGGAATTATATGTACTTTTCAAGGTGATCCAATTTATAGACAAGTTGTGTATACACCAGATTTTAATGATAAAGATGAGTTAATTCAACATGATAATGGTGAAGAGATAAGAAAAGAAATAGTTTATCTAAAAAAAATGGGTAGATACTACTCAGACAATGTAGTAAATGGTGATACCATAACAGAATAATACCAGAATGGGGTTTGTAGGAATACAGCCCCATTTATTTTTTATACTAACTATAAATCCATGTAACATGAAACACAATCCTAACAAAGCTATTTCAGCAAACAGTCGTGGTATAACAATATCATATACTGACACGTGTAAACACTTTAATCTACCTTATGAAAAAGAATCAATATTAAATAGTATTCAGTTACATGGAAATAAATACAAAGGTAAGTTCTATCAAAATAAAGCTCAACAACAAGCTTATAGAGTAGCATTGTATGGATTATCTGTATTTACTCCTGAAGAAGTTAAAGAAATGCCATTCCTAAAGAAGGCTAAAATTACAAACAATCAACAAAAAGTACAGCAATTTCTTGATAAGTGGAAACAAGAAATATGTCATCAAAAATTAGGTAGTTTTCTTACTACTTTCTTTTCACATAGTAAACTAGCATCTGAATTAGCTAATTATGATTATTATGATTCAAATAATAAGAATAAATTAGATTTTAAAGAGTTAGGTATTACAAAAGATATGATAGTTAAAAAGCTTATATTAGCTAAGTTATTACCAAATAACTATTATGAATTAAAATAAGTACTTATAGAAAATAAGAAAAAACTATGCTACGGATGTAAACTAGAAAAGTTCATCTGGTCAAGCAAACTGGGTGAGAAGTATTGCATTTCATGTTGGAATAAACTGAAATTAGATACTAAAGAGGCTGTAGATTCATATGAAACTCCAGTCTCTACTCAACCTATGAAATATAAACCATTGAAGAGGACTAAGTTCCCTAAAATAGTTTCATTAAAGAGAAAGATAGAACAAAAAGAATATGGTATAGAAAGATTATTATTTTTAGTAGCAAATCCTATATGTGCAGCTAATATAAGATTTATATGTACACATGAATCAACGGAAGTACATCACTCAAGAGGTAGAGTTGGTGATTTGTATTTGGATAAAAAATGGTGGAAACCTTTATGTCATGCATGTCATGAATATTGTGAGCTTCACCCTAAAGAAGCTAAAGAATTAGGTATAAGTTATAATAGATTAGATAAATACAATGAAGATGAAGATGAAGATAAGGAATGAAGTACATACTAGAATAAAGTTTGCATCACAACAGTATTATAAACATTTAACTAATGCTGCATATAATTTACCAACAGATAATAAGAAAATTGATTTAACTGCATATAGAAGATTAAGTGGTATTGGAGTAAAAGAATTACCATATAAATTATTAAAAGCAGTTAATATATATAATCATTATACTAAAGAGTATAATGATACACTAGATAAAATAAATTCACAATGAAAAATGAAATATTAGTATGTGAATGTTCTAGTTTAGAACATGTAGTAGTTATTAGATATGATGATGATGATGTATATCTAGGTGTAAATTTAACTAAGAGATCTTTTTTAGATAGACTTAAGTATGGTATTAAATATATATTTGGATACCAATCTACATATGGGGCTTTTGAAGAAGTAATACTTCATAAAGATCATTTAGAAGGATTTGAAAATATTGTTAAAGAATTAAAGTTTAAACAATAATGATAGAATTTAGATATATAAAAACAGGTAATGCTTATATGCCTCAATATAAACAAGCTGAGTTTGAAAATGAGTGGAGATATTTTACTGAAAAAACTTTAGGTGAAAAGACTTTAATAAGAAGATTAGCAGCTGGATTAGCAGAACTTAATATTATTACACAAAGTAGATTTGAAAGTAGATGGGATAGTGTTAAATCAGGTCCATATTTTATAATGACTGATAATAAACAAGTATATTTTCTAGAGGAGCATTTAGTATGTGCATTTTTAGGTGGAGCTAAATCCTACTATAGTAAAGAAATAAAAGAATTTGATTCATGAAAGTTAAAGTAACAAAAATATTAGATGATAAGTTTAATGATAATCATCCTAATAAAATAAATACTGGTTATGAAAAGACTGGAGATATGATTAATAGCGAATTAAGAGTTGGAGAATGTGTTATGATTTTAACCCTTGGTACATGGTTTTCTACTTCTCCTATAGAAGAGATTATTGATGACTCTACATTTAAAACTGCTAATTCAACATATAAAATAGAATACTTATGATTGAGAATAGACAATATATTAAAGGTATAGAATTAGAAAAAGGTGAATATAATTCTTTAGATGAATTAAGTAAAGAAGTATTACAGATCTATAATGATGGTCTTAAAGATATCTATATAACATATCCACCTGATGAATTTCAATTTGAATATGTTCTTAATATAGCTGGAAATGAAGATAATTCTTATATAGAAGTAAATTTCTATAGATCTGAAACACCTGAAGAGAAAATTAAAAGAGAAGGTTACGAAGCTAAAAAACAACAAGAAAAGGATGACAAAGAAAGAGCTATTCAAGTTAGGAAAACTAGATTACAGCTTGCACAAGATGATCCTGATTATATTGAATTAGTAAAACTTCAAGAAAAATTTAAAGATATATTATGACACTAGGAGAATTAAGACAACATATAGATAACATACTTATAGATGACCCATCTAAGAATGATTTAAGAGTAGTAATATCAACTAATAATGATAGTGTAGGACCATCTTCTTCTGCTAATATAGTTATGTTACATGAAGGATTTGATTGGGATTCTGGAACTGTATTTATTCATCCAGAATATATGTTAGTAAAAGATAATGGAAGAACTAGAAGTAAATAGTATTTTTATTAGTGTTATAGATGACATTGAAGAACATATTAAATTAATAAAAGAGTCATATCTTAAAGATAATATTACTTTATGTCGTATACATATAAGACCTTATAGTATAAACTCATTTAGAATAACATATTATAGGGAATTAACTGAAGAGTTAAAAGAAGAAATTAGGATAACTGCTGAAAAGAAAGAAGCTGAACGTATTGCACGTAATAAAGCTTATTCTGAGAAAATGTCTGAAGCTGCTAAAAAAGGTTGGATTAAAAGACATGAAAGAGAGAAAAAAGCTAAAGAAGAACGTAATCTTAAAGCTAAAGAGTATGCTGAGAAACAATTAGCTAAAAGACAAGCTAAGGAAGCAGAAAAATTAAGAATAGAACAAGAAAAAGATTTCTTACATAAGTTATTATACGAAGAAGAGTAATTATGAAAGTATATATTTATAAAAATAAAGAAATAGAAACTGATTGGATTTTTGCAGCATGTAAAGGTTTTCGGGAATTACAAGCAGAAATTATATTCTTTACTAATGTAAATGATATACCTTATGCTCCTGATAATATAGTAGTAGCTGATGTAGAACCTACTATTGAATATATGGATAAGCATAATATAAAATATCCAAGACCTTTAAATATACCAGCATGTCTAAGAGAAGATGATTATTTACAAAGAAAAGTAAAAACTCTAACACTCAAACAGGTTGCTGCTATTACTACACCTGTCTTTATTAAACCATTTGAAAAAGTTAAACAGTTTTCTTCAGGTGTTATTAAACATGGATCTAATATTCATTATTTAATTGATCAACCAGATGCTACTGCTGTTTTTGTATCTAATATTATAGATATAGTATCTGAATGGAGAGGCTTTGTATATAATAAAGAATTAGTAGGATTAAAACATTATAGTGGTCAATTTGATAAATTTCCAGATATAGCAATTATAGATAAAATGATTTATAGATATAAAGGTTTTGCATATTGTCCTATAGCATATACTATAGATGTAGCAGTAATAAGTACTCCTAATCCTCAAAAAACTGTACTAATTGAATGTAATGATTTTTGGAGTATAGGACATTATGGATTAGATCCACTAACATATGCTAAAATGCTAAGAGATAGGTGGTTTCAAATGACAGAATATAGAAAATGGACTTAAAGGTTATTAAAGAAAAATGTCCTAATGCATACAGTAACTTCAAATTTTGGAAAGATAAAGAAGTAACTAGTGGAAGCAGACATTTCGTTATAGTAAGAGATTTATATACATTCTTTGATAAGAAAAGAATATGGATTGAAGTATGTCCTGAATATAACTTTGGAGAAGAGTATGTAAATATTAAAAGATGGTTTTTTACTATTAATAATGGTACATCCTTTAAAGGACAATCTTCAGATAATAAACCTTATGAGAGTAGAAAAGAATGTGAAGAAGCTGCTTTTTATAGTAGCTTTTTTATATTAGAGCAAAACATACTTAATAAAAAGAAAAAGATATGAAGAAGGTAGAAAAGAAGAAATATGAAGAGTATGCTGATGTTCCTCCAGGAGAGAATGTTATAAGAAAGAAAGTACCTAAACCATGGCAATTAGAAGCTATGATGATAGATGAAAATGTAGTTAAAGAACATGCTTTCTTTTATAAAGAGTTTAAAAAAGATACTTGGGTTAAAGACTCATGGTTTAGTAATATGCTATCAGTTAAACACTGTATAGAACAAATGAATAAATTAGCTAGAACTACAATGTTAGCTGGTAAAGGTAAAACTGCAATTAATGAACATTGGAGGTTTGCTGGAAGAAAGTTTAGAGTAGTAAATACAGAAACAAAAGAAATCGTATCTTTGTTAAATACAGATACAGAATTCTATGCAGAATCAGAATAGAGAAAAGGTTCAGGAAGAAGCAATTACTGAAGCTTCAAAATATACAAAACGAACTCTTAATATAAGTATGAGAGTTGGTAAGACTAAGATAGGTCTTGAAGTAATAAATAAAATAGTTAAAGGAACTGAAGGTAAAGTATTAATAGTTGCTCCTAAGCTTTCAATCTTTAAAGGATGGAAAGATGATATAAAGAAGTTTAATTATCATTACTTAAATGAACATATTGATTATGTAACATATAGATCATTTAGTAAATTAAAATTATCAGATTATAAAATTATAGTATTCGATGAAATACATGCTCTTAAAATGAGTCATAATACTCAAGAATTATATACTTTTAAAGGAGAGATATTAGGTCTTACTGGTACACCACCAACAAATAAACATAGTGAGCAATATAAGATGATTAAGCATTATGCTCCTATTCAATATACTTATCATACTGAAGATGCAATAGATGCGGATATTCTTAATGATTATAGAATTATAGTACATATGATTCCTCTATCACAAAAGAGGGATATTCATGTAAAAACAGCTAAACATGATTTTTATACTAATGAGATAAAAGCTTATGAGTATGCTACGAAATCTGTAGAAGAGACTAGAACTTCTTGGGCTAATATAAATAGAATGAAGACAATGCAGAACTTTAAATCAAAAGAAGTATATGCTAAGAATCTTCTAGAAAAGATGGAACATAAATGTATTGTATTTGCTAACACTAAAGATCAAGCTGATAAATTATGTGATCACACATATCATAGTAGTAATTCAGAAAGTGAAGCTAATCTTCAATTATTTAAAATTGGAGTAATAGAAAAACTAGGATGTGTATTGCAATTATCTGAAGGAGTTACTATTCCTGGACTTAAAGAATCTATTATATTACATGCTTTTGCATCAGATAATAAATTTTTACAAAGGTTTGCTAGAGCTCTTAATCTTACTACAGATGATATGTCTAATATACATTTATTATGTTATAAAGATACAGTAGATGAGCAATGGATAGAAAAAGCTTTATCTAGTTTAGATCAGAGTAAAATTACATATAAGGAGTTTAAAGATTAAATATGGTCATTAAAGAATTATTCCATAGAATTTTAACAGATATAAAAGTTGATAAAGTAAATAATGAAATCATCTTTACAAGAGATGATGGAAAACAGTTTAGAATGTATCATTCTCAGGATTGTTGTGAATCTGTCACTATTGATGATATTATAGGAGATATAAATGATCTTATTGGATATCCATTACATATGGCAGATGAGGAAACTAATAATCTAGCTGAACCTACTACAGATGATGAAGATGATTATAGTGTAGAATCATGTACTTGGACATTCTATAAGTTTGCTACTATTAAAGGATATGTAACTATAAGATGGTATGGTCAATCTAATGGTTATTATAGTGAGTCAGTATACATTAGTGAGATAAACGAAACAGAAGAAGATGAATTTGAATTATAATTTTTTTGGTAGACTTAAGAAAGAGAATGGACAATTAGTCTATATTAAAGATAGAGATACGAATGATTATGAGAAGTTTAAATCACTTATCCCTGAAGGAAGTTATGTTGATTTATATGCAGAGATTGTAGATGACGATGCTAACTTAGCTCAATTATCAAAGATTCATGCTATGATTAGAGATTTATCTAGACATACTGGTATAAGTACATCTGATCTTAAGTTAGTAATTAAACAGAAAGCTGGATTATGTATTACTAGAGAAAAAGAAGGAAAGGAGATATTTATCTGCCCTTCCTTCGGTGATGCATCTAAAGAAGATTTATCAGCTGCTATACAAGAATGTTATAATTTAGGTGATGAACTTAACTACCCATTGATGTAACATCCTTTTCTTCAGTTAAATTAGATTGCATAGCTGAGTCTTCAATAGCTTTGATTAGAAGAGCTAAAGTCTCATAATGAGTCATCCATTCACTTAAAGAAGTTTCTCCCTTGAGAGCATCTGTAAATGCCTGTACCTCTTCATCAGTCTTCTGATTCATAAAATAAACAAAAGCTTGTTGTAATTTATTTATAAAACTTGTTCCTAAGTTTAATGGAACAAGTGCGTCCTTTTTTATAACAGTTATATTATCCATAATACAAATATATGAAAACATTATTAACAAAGGAATTACTTATAGAAAAAGGATTCTTATATAAAAGTGGTAAAGGCCCTAGTGGAGCAGATCAGTGGCAAGGAATGGACTTCTGGAAATTACCTTATGGAAGTAATAAAGAATTAGTTTTTAGAGGTCCAGCTAATCATTTATATTCTCAAGATGAGTTTAATGCTCAATTTGATAACTATGAAGAATTAGCTGATTTTGTATTTAATAAAATTAAAAAATTAATATGAAAAATTTAGATAGTGAATGGAAATACACTACAAAAGTAAATATAGCTCAAGCAGAGTTATTAGGTAGAATAGGATACTATAGACAAGGTGCATCTGAGTTTCAAGAGAAAGCTTTAAAAGAATTAGAGAAAATAGATGAAATTCCTGATGGAAGAGATGCTATAGCAGAAGTTATTAAAGTACTTAAGAATTTAAAACCATGAGTCAATTAGATGATAAATGGAATAAATACATTGATGCTGCTGAACATCCTATATCATATCTTGAAGGATGTGAAGATTTTCAATCAACATTAATTAAAAAGTTAGAAAAAGTTAAACAATTGAAAGCTATTGATTCAATAGATAATATTATTAAGATAGTAAAAGAATTAAAACCATGAAAGTATATCAATGTGTAGTATGTAATATAGAAATAAAACAGTTTGATATAGCATTTAATGTAAGTAGACCTTGGGAAGGATGCTACTCTGATGGAGTTGTACAAGAAATACATGCTGGATATGGAAGTAAGTTAGATGGTAATAAACATATTATTGCCATTTGTGATAAATGTTTAAATGAGAAAACTTTAGCAGGTATTACTCCTTTTGTAGGAGACTATATGATGCCTGATGTAAAAGAATATACTCCATTAAGAAATGATTGAAAGAGAATATACTCCAGATAATATAGAATCATTACCAGATAATGGAATATTTGTATTTGGTAGTAATACAGAAGGTAGACATGGTAAGGGGGCTGCCTTAATAGCCAAACAAAAATTTGGAGCTATATATGGACAAGCTGAAGGTTTACAAGGTAAATCATATGCTATAATTACTAAAGATTTAACTGTAAAGGATAATAACTCTTTGAAATCAGTTTCTTTAGATAAAATAGCTGGTGGTATAGTTAAAATGTTAAATTTTGCTATAGAAAATCCAGATAAAATATTTTATGTAACAAAATTAGGTAGTTCATTAGCTGGTTATACTGCAAAACAAATAAGACTTGCATTTATGATACATTCATTTATATTTCCATCAAATGTGATTTTACCAAGAGAATACGAATTTAGAAATGATTAACATAGAAGAGATTAAAGAAAAGCTTATAGATAAATTAAAATCATCAGGATGGGCGTCAGTACTTAAGGGATTTATATACTCATCAGACTTTGTTAAGATTATAGAAGATCTAGAAAAAGAAGTTAATGATGGTAAGAGGTTTACTCCTGTACTAAAAGATGTATTTACTGCATTTGAAGAATCTAAATGGGAAGATCTTAGAGTAGTAATGATTGGACAAGATAGTTATCCTACTTTAGGAGTAGCAGATGGACTAGCATTTAGTTGTAGTAAGACTAACAAAGAGCAACCTAGTTTAAGATATATGAGAGATGCAATACAAAGAACTGTATATGATCCAATACCTGAACCTAGACAAACTGATTTAAGGTATTTAGCTAATCAGGGTGTATTATTAATAAATACAGCTCTTACTACTCAAATAGATAAACCAATGACTCATCAGAAGATATGGTCAGCATTTATTGCATATACTTTAGATACTATTAGTAATAATAAGAAACATGTTGTTTTTGTTTTCTTAGGAAAAGAAGCTGCTAGTCTTGAAGGATTGGTTAGTGATTCACATACTAAATATATTATATCACATCCAATGTCTGCTGGTTATACTAATCAATTAGAATGGGATTGTAAAGATGTATTTAATAAAGTAAATGAAAGTTTAGAACAAAATAAAGTAACTCCAATAAAATGGTAGAAGATAAGTTAATTACAAAAATAGTTGATGCAAGTGATTATAAAATAGGTGCAAAATTTAATTTTATTATAAAAGATAATCCTAGAATATCAACCATGAATTCTAGTCATTATGCAATTATTAAAGAAACACAGGTAACATACTATGATAGATTAAGTAATCCAGCATTTTATATAGATATATATACTAAGAAAGATAAACTTGTAAATTCAAATGAATTTGGATTAATATATAGAACTGGATCAACATATAGTGGTCAATATAGTCCAGAATTATGTCATCTCGAACCAGATTATAATATTGATGATATATTAAATAATTTACAAATATTAGAACAGAACATAAAATGATAGAAAAAGTAAAATTAACCATAACACAATTAATAGAAGATTTAAATTCAGGATTATCTTGGTTAAAAAAAGATGATAATGGAGCTGGTAGTATTCAACAAAAATATGAAGCTACTGATATTCAGATACTTACTATACAGAAACATCCAGCATTAAAAGATGTTCAAGTTACTAAATATATATTTGAAATAGTTGATGATACTAAACCTACAGAAATTGTAGAAGAAAAAGTTTGTGATAATCAGGTAGTTATACCAGAAAAACCAACTCCTCCTAGTTTAAGAATGGTTAAAGAAGGTGAATTATTACAAAAAGGTCCTGGTATATATCCACATTCAGCTGAAGTAGAACAACAATTACCATAATGGAACAAACAAAGTCAGATAGATATATAACTATAGATACTAATCTTATTAATAAGAAAGAAGTATTCAAAATGCTGGCTTTAGCTCATTCATCTGGATTACCTGTCTTATTGATTGGTAATCCAGGTACTGGGAAAACCAGGATAGCATTGGATTATGCTAAAGCATGGATAATGCAGAATATAGATAAGAGTAATAAACAAGAAATGACTCAAGCTTCTAATGACTATATGGATAAAGTATATATCTTAGAAACTGATGAAGGTACAAAGGCTTCTGAAATTAAAGGTACTCCTGATATAGAGAATATGTTTATTAATAACAAATACTCTTTAAATACTCCTATAGCAGATGCAGAAATTATTATTGTTAATGAAATAGATAAAGCCTCTTCTGCTATTAGAAATAGTTTATTAGGTGTTATGAATGAGAAGTTCATATTTAATGGTAAAGAGAAAATACCATGTAAATGGAAGCTTTTTATAGGTGCATGCAATGAGATCCCTAAAGAAGAGGAAGGATCACCATTTTGGGATAGATTTATTCTAAAGAAAGTAGTTAATAGAATATCTTCTTCAGATGTATTAAAATACTATGAAGGTGGAGAAAAGAGTTATAAAGAGTGTTTTGATATTAACATTCCTACTAAAGAAGAGATTGATGATATAGAAGTAAATTCTAAAAAGTTAAATAAGTTTCTTACTGTAAGTTATAATAAATGTTCTGATAGGACTCTTACCTTTATTCCAAAGCTTACTAAAATTATCAGTAAAGTATGGGAAGAGAATATAGATAAATCATTAATTAGATTAGCATCTATTATAGTTGGATCTGCTGCTGCTTCTGAGCTTCATAATAGTTTAATAAGTACTGAAGTAAAAAGTATATTAAATAAAATCGAAGTATTATATACAGTTACTGATCCTGTAGGAATTGAGGCTCATATGAATGAAATAGAAGCTTTAATTAAAGGTTATACTGCATCTAAAAAGATTGACAGTGATGATCTAATTATAATTGAAGATGCTATTACAGAAGTAATGAATAAACATCCTAGTAAAGCTCAAAATGATGATGACACACCATTTTAAAAAAGAGTTAGTAAGTCCTTATCTACATGAGATGGATAGTAATGCATTAATTAATGCTATTAATGCTTATATCAATGATAATTCTAATAATAAGAAGTTTGTTCAGTTAATAACTAAATATAAGAAGACTGAAATACTTTCTCCAGATGATATATTTAATCAAATAAGACAAATCTGGAGATCTTTTCCAAGATCAATTGTCAATGATATATATAATATATATTATAATCATATTGAGAATTTAAAGTTTGAACAAAGAACAGAACAAAATGGTAGTAAATATAGATTACTTGATAAAGCAAATGATCCTAATATAAAAGTTATTACTAATAATAATAGTATTAGATCTATGATCTTTACTAGAGGACTTGTCCAATATTATTTAATTATGTTATCTACTATAGAGCAGTATGATAATGATAGTTTTCATGAGATAATGAAAGATCTTAAAGATAAAAGTGGATCTGCTGGATTAGAAGAGTTAAATGACTTACTTGAAGAACAAAATAGTTGGAATAAAATTATAAGTAATACTATTGATAAGGACTCTAAGGAAAATATTGAAGAACTTTCTAAGATATATACTGAAAATGAGTTACAAGAAATGTGGGAAGAGTTAAAAATAACTACTGTTCCATCAAATGTTATTAATAAAATGAATCTTCAAAGTCTTAAATTATTAGGATATGAGCTTAAAAAAGTAACAATGAGTCTTGGTTCTTTACAATCAAGTATTAAAAAGATACTTAATAAGTCTATATCTTACTTTTCTTCTAAAGAAGAAGTTATTTATAATAATTTATTAGAAAGTGATAATTTGGATGGTTTAGAAGATTATCATTTACTTCATCCTAATTTAAAGAAATTATTTATTAATGACATCTTAGTAAAAGATGTAAAAAAAGTAGGTAAGGTAGATCTATATTTAGATGTATCTGGATCTATGGATGCATGGTCAGGATCTTACAATAAAGAAGGTAAATCAATTACTAAAATACATTTTGCTAAAGCATTCGTATTTAAGATGAAAGAACTAAACCTTATTAATGATCTTTATGTTTTTGATACAGTTGTAGATAAGACAGGAAAAAGTATTCATGATATACTTTCTATAGAAAGTGGTGGAGGTACAAATATTAATGAAGTAGTTAAGCATATATCTAAGATTAATAGAAATGCAATTGTTCTTACTGATGCTGAAGACCATTGCAGTCTATACTCAAAATATACATATTTTATTGGAGTAAAAGGTGCAAATTTTAGCAGATTTGCTAATGGAGTAAAAAAACAATATGTTGAAAACAAACAAATTATAATATTTGATGGAATTAAAGTAGAAAATGTTGTTAAATAATAAAGGGAGATATTATTCTCCCTTTTCTTTAATTTTGTTATCTACATTTATATCTCCAGAATTTGTTGTTGCTACTGGAGTAGGACTGGCATTCATAGTTGCTATCAACTCATCCTTTTTATTAGCTCCTTGACTGCTACCGAAGTAATATTGTAATACATTACTCATTGCAGCTACTATAGCAATTATTACTTGAGGATCAGCTTTACGTTCATAAAAAGTAATTATAAAGAAATAAGCAAATGAGGATACAATTACTGTTGCTGCTAATATACCTTTAAAGTTATCTGGAATCCATTTAAATCCTGTTTCCATTATGATTCATTTGATGATAAAGAACCAGTCTCATTAAGATATATTTTTCTTACACCTGCTGGTTGTGATGTTTTCCAATGTGCTCTACGACATCCTTTTAGTCTATCTTTTGCTATAAATGCAAATCCAACAGCATTAGATTGGTTACCACCATATACTAAAAAAGCATTATCATTTTCTCCAATATAATATCCAACATGTCCACCACCAGGTCTAATAAATACTAAAGTATCTCCAAGAGATTCTTGACCTTTAGGTACAGCATCACCCCATGTTAACCATGATAATGCAGAAAGTAGATCATATTTAGGTTTTTCTAACCAACCAGTTCTTTTAGCACATACACCTTTAAATAAACCACACCAAGGTATATCATCATCTCCATACCAACCTGATACACCAACTTCTTTGGCCCAACTGGTTATATTAGGATTTGATCCTTTACCTACTTTTTCTAAAGTACCATAATGCTTTAAAGCTTCTTTTAATTCTAATGGTCCACTTTCTTTAAGTAACCATTGATATTTATTTGGTAGCATCATTTTTATCTTTTTGTTCTAATTGATTTAGTTTTTGAATTAGAGCCCATTTATCTTTGATGAACTTGAGATATAAATCTCCACCACCAAATATCCAACAGAATATTATTGCAAAACTAAGTACAGATCCTAACCATGTACGTTGTACTAATGATAATTCTAAGTATCCTTTAGTTATTACTGTAAGTACAGCTATCATGTTTGGTAACAATACAGCAGAAATTGGACGCATTATTTGTATAAAGCGTAGTAACCAACTTGATTTCTCTTTTTCTGTATTCATTATTAACCATCTTGTTTTAATATCTTATATCGGTTACGTTTTTTAAGTCTCAACCACTCAAGAAATAGAGTTAAACTAATGAATATGAATCCAAGACCTAATATTAAATATATTGCTAAATCACGTACTGTTATTATTAAGTTAGTCAATCCCTGTGATATTTTAGTTGCTTCTATATTAGTATTTTCAATTCTATTTACTGCGGATTGTAAAGAATCAATTCTTTTATCTTTAACGATTGATTGTAATAAAGAAGAATCTCTTTCTGTTGATGCTTTTTGATATTCTAATGTTTCTATGTATCTTAAATTATTTATACTATCTAATCTTTTACTTTGTCTTTGTAGGACGAATGTTAATGTAGATATATCTTTATAATTTGAGTTTTTTAAATCATCAGTATAAGGTTGTATAATACTAGCTATATACCTTCTAAAGGAAGTATCACGTTGAGCTTGTTCTTTTTTTGAAAGAGGTTGTCTTTCTACATATTTTATAACTGTATCTTGTTTTAAATGTATTAATGTTGTAGATGGTTTACTTTGTGTAATCCCTCCTCTTGTAGAAAATGCACAACTTACTACGATACATATAAAAGATACAATTAGTACTTTTTTCATCATTGCTATCATATTAGAGAAAAGGGATAAATTTTTTAAACAAACCTGTCTTTATACCAATCCCCAACAATAATACCAAACCAATGCCAATATATGTAAAGGTTAATTTATTTTTTGCAGATTTCAATTCTGAATTTCTTACTTTTAAATTACTTTCCGTAATATTAAGCTGTTTAAGTGCTGTATCTCGTTCTACTTTTAACATAGATTCTAATTTAAGATCTCTAATATTATTAGTAATTGTTCTAGTAATTAATTTTTCTTTTGTTTTTACTGGATAATCAACTGTTAGAATCCCATTTTTACTAGTTACTGTAGCACCATTACTTGTTTTTTTAGTAAAATCAGGACATGGTGTATCTACAGTGTCTCTAATAATAGAATCCTTAGTTAAATATGTTATACTATCTTTAGAAATAGTTACAGTATCATTAACACAAATCTTTAAATCTTCAATTAAGTACTTTTGTACTGCATTAAATGTTTTAGGATCTGTTTTAATTTTCTTTAAAGTACGATTAACTGAACTACATGATGACAATATTAGAAGTAATAGTAGTATTATTGTTGGTTTCATGATTATTAGGCTATACTATCAAATAATATAAATTCTCTATATTTACCTTTTGGTCTTTTCTTAGAAGCAATAAGTGAGTTTGGTAAAACATCACAACAGGCTCCTGATACTTGATAAAAATAATGTAGACCATTAGGATGATATCTACGTGAATCATTACCATCTGGTTGATCTGGAGTACCTAAGATTTCAATAAGTTCACATTTACATGGATCTTTAAGGTAACCTCTAAGAGTAGACGGAATAGGGAAGCCCAATTCGTCTTTTAATGCAAAATATCTTAATTTTTTTGCCATAATATATAGTTTGAATTTAAACTTGAAATGTGTAGATTTGTGAATAACTTTACAATATAATATACTAAAAATCAACTAATAAACCTAAATATATAATAAATAACATATGAATGATGATGATATAAAAGAAGAGAAAAGATATATAGATAAGTTTAAAATGAATTTTGCTCTTAGGTACGGATATTACCCTAAGATAGATATAAGTGACAGAACACCAACATTATTAACACACGATTTGAATAGTCTTTTAGAAATAATTGATAACTTTATTCCTGATGATATAGTTAATAAACTATCAACTATAAAAATCAAAACTAGAAAAAGACCTATTACTCTTCTTAGAAGTATATTTTGTATGTTATCAATGGATATGGGATATACTTTAGTTGAAATAGGTAAATTTTTAAATAAAGATCATTCTACTATTATTTATAATAATAAAGCAGGATATGATTTATTAGAGAATGATGCTGAATTTCAGAAATTATATATTCAGATATCAACAATAGTCAATCCAAAAATATATCCACATGCAAGAATTAATGAAGTTATTGATAATAAACAAATTGACACCAAACCAGTTGGTGCTTTTAGATTGCATCAACGAAGGTATAATGTCACAAGACCTAATTTCGAACAAAGAAGAGGAATTAAGGGTATTAGAAGAGAAGAATTTCATTGATGAACATAATAAACTTACAGTAAGTGGTTATACTTTATTAGAGGATACACAAAAGTTATTTGTAATTTCACGTAACAAGAAAAAGAATAATCTAATTACTACTGAGTTTATGCAAAATTTAGAAGAGTATAGGGAACTATTTCCTAATAAAAAACTACCGTCTGGTAAAGCTGCCAGAACCAATATAGATGATCTTAAGAAGAAAATGATTGAATTTAGAATTAAATATCCTAGTTATAGTTGGGATACAATTTTAGATGCTACTACATATTATGTAGAAGAATATCGTAAATCTGATTACATGTATATGAAAACTGCGGGATATTATATATCAAAAAATAATGAGTCAGATTTAGCTACAGATTGTCAACTTCTTATAGAGGGTGGTATGGAAGAGCTACAAAGAAAATCTACATCATTATATAGTGTAAGATAAAGGAGGAAGATGAGTGATAAACCTAAACTGAAATTGTGGAGTCATATCTCTGATATTCATAAAGCTGGTATAGCTTATATGGAAGATAGAAGAGATGGTATTGTTAAATCAATAGCAACTCCATGGAAGAAGTTTAATGATGCGGGTATTGGTGGGCTTGAATGGGGAACTATAAATACTATAGGTGGAAGACCTGGAAGTGGTAAAACACTTATAGTAAATCAAATAACCAGACAAGCTCATAGCTTAAATAAAGATCAAGACTTTTGTGTTCTTGATTTTCAGTTTGAAATGAGTAATAAGACTACTGCTGTAAGAGAATTCTCTTCTATAGTACGTAAGACTTATAAAGAATTAGTAAGTGTTGATAGAAGAATTGATGATTCTGATATTAATATTATTAAGACTTATATAAGTAAAGGTGAACATAAAGAGATATATCAAGTAGATATGTCTATGACTGTTGATCAGATGAAGGAAACAATATTGTTATTCCTACATGAAAAAGGTAAACCTACTATAATCACAATAGATCATAGTGTGTTGATTAAAAAGGATGCTACAGAGAAAGATAAATTTGAAATGTTATATAATTTAGGTGAGATGATGACAGAGCTTAAAAGAGCTTACCCTGTTATCTTTATTGTATTAACACAGATGAATCGTAGTATTGAAGCACAGGAAAGAAAGATTCCTGGAACAGTAGGAAATTATCCTACAACAGCTGATGTTTTTGGAGCAGATGCTCTATTACAACATTCAGATTTAATGGTTGCAATCAATAAACCATCTGAATATTATTTAGATATTTATGGCCCAGAACAGTACATTGTTGATGAAAAAACCTTAGCTTTACACTTTGTAAAAGCACGTAATGGTGACAGATCAATATGTTTCTTTGAAGCTCAATTTGAACATATGAGTATTAAAGAGATGGGAATACCAGCAACTAAAAAAGTAAAATTAAGAACGTAATATGATTACATCAAAAGGACTTCTTACTAAAGAGGAAAAAGAACAAAAGTTATTGGATGCTAGAGAATATCATAAAGATATTTTGCAACATTATAATGCAAAAGCAACAGACTTTAACTTTAAGAAAGAATTTATGGATGCCAGACAAAAAGTTGTTGGTATATTTCCATCAGAATTTAAGAAAGACAATGGTTTCTTTCTTGAATTTATAGATTCTAATCTTGATCCTACAGATAAAGAAAGAAAGTTATATAGATTACAACCTACTGAGAATTATGAAGATATTTATAATTTATTACAGTCAGGTTCTTATGCAGTTCCTTTAGAAGATCTAGAGGTTGCATCTATACCAGTTAAGGAAAAGAAGAAAGATTTTGAAGTTAATTTTGATACATTAAATGAAGTAAAAGATGATAATATCAGTAACATGACTATTACAGACTTTGCTGCAATAATGTGGATGAAACCAGTCTCAACAAGACCATGGTTAAATAACTTAATAAATCAGAATTTATAATATATGTCAGATTTTAAATTACCAACATCACCAACTATAAATGTAGATCAATCACCAAATAACTTAGTGATTATATCTAAACCAAAAACAGGTAAGACTAGTTTATTAGCTGGATTACCTAATTGTTTAATCCTAGACTTTGAAAATGGTTCAGGATTTGTAAATGCAATGAGAGTTCATATTGAATCAGTTGATGATATTACAAAAACAGCAGAAGCTATTGCAGCAGCTAACTTCCCATATGAGTATATAGGAGTTGATACTATGACTGCTTTAGAGGATATGTGTGTGGGATATGCTGAAACATTATATAGTAGATCACCAATGGGTAAAAATTGGTTTGTAGCTGATACTGGTGGTAAAGCTAAATATGGAAGTATTATAGCTCTTCCTGAAGGAAGTGGTTATCATTGGTTAAGACAAGCATTTGAAAAAGTATTGAGTGTTATTCAGAAGATGGCACCAAGAATAGTTCTAGCAGGACACATAAAAGATATCTTTTTAGATAAAGATGATAATAAAATAACTTCATCAGAAATTGATTTAACTGGTAAGTTAAAAAGAGTTATAGCTTCTAAATCAGATTCCATTGGATATTTGTTTAGAAAGAAAAATCAAACTATACTAAGTTTTAAAACTAGTGAAGATGTTGTATGTGGTGCAAGACCAGAACATCTTAGTAATAGGGAAATTGTAGTTTCAGAAAAAATAGGTGATAAATTATACACTTATTGGGATGAAATTTTCTTAGATTTGGATAAACAACCAAGAGCTCCTAAAGAGGAAAAGTAATGATAAAGACAGCACATGAGATATTAAGTTCTTATCAGTGTTTTTCAGTTGAAATAGCAGATCACTATACTGAATATGTAATATCAACTGAAGATGCTGAATTAGCAATGAAAGAATTTGCTGCACAATTTATAGATCTAGCAGCAGAACAAGGTAAAGTAGATTACAAAGAAGCTAGAAATGGCTTTGGAGATTATGAAAATGAATACTTTGTAAATAAAGATTCTATTTTAGAAATTAAGAAACAAATTAAATAATAAATACAAATATATGTTAAGTACAAATAATCTTCCACAAGCAAACGTATCAAAAACTTTAAATCCAGGTAATCAAGTAGTGAAAATCAACTCTGTTGAATTAGCTAAAGGATATCAAGAAGGTTCATATCAAGTTAATCTTAATATGGAAGGAGAGGATTTAGGTGATGATTTTGAGGGATTTTTTATAGATAACGTATCTAAATCTGGAGACAGATATAAAGGACAAGTGGGAAGAGTTAGAATGTCACAGTATGCATATAATAATGCAACAACTAATAGTGGCGTTAAGATTGACAGAGATCAATCTATTTTAAGAGGTCTACAAAACTTAGCTAAAGTAAGTGGAGTATTATCTCAGTTAGATGCTATAGAAGCAGATACAATTGAAGAGTATATTCCATTAGCATCAGAAGTATTAGCTGGTGGTGAATATTTTAAAGCATGTATTGGTGGTAAAGAATACCTTAATAAAGGTGGTTATACACAACATGATTTGTTTTTACCTGGAAGTAAAGGTGGACAATATGCATTTACTGCAATAGATGAAGATGATTCTAAATTAATGCAATTTGATGCTAGTAAACATATAATTAAACCTACTCCAGCAGCATCTGTAGATGGTTTTGAAGCAGCTAAGAAAAGTCAGTTCGCATTGTAATAGTTATAAATAGATAAATTAGGGGAGGAGAGATCTTCCCCTTTTTTTGTCTTAAAATTTTAATAATGTTATCAACTAAGAATCTTGTTAATGATTATACAAGTGTTCCAGCTAAATTTATCTTTGAATACTACTGTAATTTACAAGAGAAACTAACTGGTCAAGAGGTTACAATAAAGTCAATATTTAATGATCAGGATAATAATCCTAGTATGAGTATCTATATAGATAAAAAGACTAGAGATTATAAATTTAAAGATTTTTCTACAGGAATAGGTGGAAGTGCTATCAATTTAGTAATGGCTAGTAAAGGATTAAATTTTAACCAAGCTGCATTATTAATTGTAAGTGATTATAATACATATAAACTACTTCACCCCGAAGAAGAAACAAAACAAATTGTAGTTCAAGATAAGTTTACAGTAAGTGATTATAAAATACGTAAATGGAATACTAATGATCAATCTTTTTGGACAGACTTTTATATTGGCAGTGAATTCTTAAATGAATATGAGGTTAAACCTTTATCAGAGTATACTATGTCACGTGTTGGTGATTCATTTACTATGAAAGGTCAATTTATGTATGGTTATTTTACTAAAGCTGGAGAGCTCTATAAAATATATCAACCTAAGAATAAAGAAAGAAAGTTTATTAAAGTTAAATCACATATACAAGGATCAGAACAATTAAAAGGTTATGATGTTCTTATTATACAATCAAGTATAAAAGATATTGGAGCTATGAAGAGTTTAAAACTTCAAGTAGATTCTATAGCTGCTGATTCAGAAAATGTAATGATACTTCCTGCTGTAATAGCTAAGTATAAGAAAGAATATAAGTGGGTTTTTGTGATGTTTGATAATGATGAAGCTGGTATAAAAGCTATGAAGAAGTATAGAGAGGTTTATAACTTACCATGTATACTACTTACTATAGGAAAAGACTTAGCTGAAGCAGTAAAAGATAAAGGTCCCAGGGAAATAAGACCACGTGTAATATCTTTGATAGAATTAAAAACTTTTGATATGTAATAAAGTAGTTATATATTTGTTATATGACTCATTGGAAATATAAAGGAAAAGAAGTTACATGTTTAGAAGATATTGCTGACTATGAAAAGATAGTTGGTTTTGTGTATATAATTAAAAGACAGAAGTCTTCAAATGGACCTGAAAAGATTTATATTGGTAAGAAGTCCTTACAACATTCACGTAAAGTACGTATAACAAAGAAGGAGAAACTTGAAGCTCCAACTAGAAAAGTATTTAAAAGAGTAGTAAAAGAATCTGATTGGATTAAGTATTGGGGTTCATGCACTCCTTTAAAAGATGATATGAAGATTATACCATTAAAATATTTTACTAGAGAAATAATTGAGTTTTGTTATACTAAAAAGTATTTATCTTATTGTGAAATTGAACATCAGTTTAAATATGATGTTCTTAGAAAAGATACCTATAATGGTAATATATTAAGTAGATACTTTAAAAAAGATATGTTAAATGAGCCGTAGTTATAAACAACCGTATACACGATCAAAAAGGTTTGATAGTACATGTAGATGTCATGGTACTTGTGAATATTGTAGAGATAATAGACTATACCAATCCAACAAACAGCCTACATTAGAAGAAGAATTAAAAATAGAAGACTATAATATGATACAACCAGAAAGTAAACTTCCTTGGGAATATACAAAAATAAGTGACGAATATATTGTAAAAGATGCAGAAGGTTTGGCTATTATGTGTGATAGACAATATGAAAATTGGGCTCCATATGAAGAAGATGCTAAATATTTAGTAGTAGCTTGTAATCAATATCCAGTATTATTAGATACTCTAGAAAGATTAGAGTCAACTACTACAGATAAAGTTACAGCAGCTAAAATAAGAGAAGTTCTAATAGAACAAGGATTATGGAAATAAAAATATGTTGTATTTCAGATACACATGGTTTACATCGTAAGATGAAACATATAATACCAGAATGTGATATACTTATTCATTCTGGTGATTACACTAATAGAGGTGAAAAAGAACAAGTAAATGATTTCTTTTTATGGTTAAATGAGCAAACTCAATGTACCACTAAAGTTGTTATTGAAGGTAATCATGATTTACATACAGAAGCTAGATTTGATGCTGAAACTGGTGCAAATAAGTGGTTTGAAGAGTTAATAGATAAACATAATATAAATAAACCAGAAGGTTCAATAACTAGATTATATAATTCATCTGTACAATTGTATGGATTAAATATATGGGGATCTCCTATTACTCCTGATTTTTATCCTGAGAATTGGGCACATAATTGTGCTAGAGGAACTAAAATTAAAGCTGTATGGGATGAAATTCCTTTAGATACAGATATAGTTGTAACACATGGTCCTGTATATGCTAAATTAGATTGGGTTCCTTATAGAGGAGGTGAATTTGTTGGTTGTGCAGAACTTGATTATAAATTACAAGAAGTAAAACCTATATTGCATGTATGTGGTCATATACATTGTGGGGTAGGTATTGAACAAACTATTGATACAATATATATTAATGCTTCTATATGTGATGAAAAGTATAGACCAATTAATGAACCACATACAATAGATTTGACAATATGACAATAATTAGTGGTTTTCAGACAGGAATTGACCAAATGGGATTAGAAGTTGCTAGAGAATTAGGTCTCCCTACAGGGGGATTTGCACCTAAAGACTTTAGAACTGAAAATGGTAGTCAACGTAAATTGGCTGAGTTATATGGTATAAAAGAACACTCTAGTGGTGATTACAATGCAAGAACAGAGTTAAATATACAATTATCAGGAGGTACTATTATATTTGGAGATATTAATTCTCCAGGAAGTAGGGCTACATTAAGATTTCTTAAGAAGCATGGTAAACCATATCTTATTAATCCCTCTGTAGAAGAAATAAAAGCTTTCAAGAAATATCAAGATATAATTAATATAGCTGGAAACAGAGGATCTAAGATAAGTAAAGAAGACTTAGAGAAATATAGACAAACTTTAAAAGAAGGTTTAGCATGATTGAAGAATTAGTACAGGAAACAGTTGAAATTCTTGAAGAAGAATTCTATAGTAAAACATTTTACTTCTCATATTCTAGTATATCAAAGCTATTATACAGTCCTGCTGTATTTTATCAAATGTATATACTTGGACATAGACCAGAAACTAGAGAACAACATCTCTTAACTGGAAGTGTTATACATTGTTTATTATTAGAACCACATGAGTTTAATAATAGATATATTGTTTCTCCTACTAATTTACCAAAAGATCCATCTAAGTCTATTATAGATTCTGTATATAGAAAAAATAAGAAAGCTATAAGTTTTGATAATACAATTGAACTTGATACTTTAGAATATAGTATATTAGAAACTCTGATGGATATTAATTTACATCAAAGTTTAAAACAAGATTCAGCTAGACTTGATAAAGTGATAACTGAGCAGAACAAAAGTTATTTTGAGTTCTTAAAAAATAAAAATAATAAAGAGTTATTAGATGAAGAAACATTCATCTATTGTAAAGAAGCTATAGACATCATTAAAAGTACCCCTGGAGTTCCCAAACTACTTGGAATGGGTGTAACAACAGAAGATAATATTGAGGTGTTTAATGAGCTATATTTAGAAGGTGAATATACTGGTAAAGCATATGGTATAAAAGGAATATTAGATAACTTAGTAATTAATCATGATGAAAAGATGATCTATATCAATGACTTTAAAACATCAAGTAAATCACTTGATAAGTTTGAAGAGTCTGTTGAATTCTGGAATTACTGGATGCAAGCTGTAATATATATGAAATTAGTAATATCTAATTTCAAAGAACTTGGTGAAAAAGGATATAATATTAAATTCTGTTTTGTAGTAATAGATAAGTATTTTAACGTATATCCTTTCCATGTTAAATTTGCAACAATGATGTTTTGGATGGATAGATTAAATAAATTAGCTGATGATCTAGATTACCACTATTTAAATAATGATTATACACTTCCTGCAAAATATGCACAAGGATTAGTAAAATTATAAGTTGTATATAAGACAAATTATATATAAATTTGTACACACAATATGAGAGATAATAAAACAATGATATTAATTACATCTTCATGGGAAGATAAAAAAACATTTAAAATGTTACCTATTAATGATAGGTGTATATATAATGAATGTATTTTTGATCCAGTTGAATGTATATTAGCTATCGTTTCTAAAGAATATAAAAAGAACCTGCATATGATACCTCAACTAGATATAACTGGTGGGGTTAAAAGTGCAAAAGAAAGAATAAAGTTAGATACTTATTATGAGTATTTCATAGAGGAAAAAGAAGAGATAGTAGACTTTATTAAGTCAATGGCAGATAATGATTTTACCTATAATTATAAGGATATATTAGAATCAGCCTTTAAAAACAAAGCTGTTGAAACAGTTTAGTGTCGTCATACACATGTTAATTAAGAGGGGTTTCAGCCCCTCTTTTTTTATCTTATAGATTATGAATAAGAATTGGATAGTAGATTTTGAAACTATGGTCAACTGTACTATATTATGTGCAGAAGATTATAAGACTGATGAAAGACATGAGTTTGTAATTAATAGGGATAGAAATGATATAGCTAAATTAATAGATTTTCTAGAGCAGAATATTACTAATGTAGAATGGCATATAAGTTTTAATGGTTTAGCATTTGATGGTCAGGTAACTCACCATATTCTAAAGAATAAGTGGAGATATCTTAAGATGGATTCAGAAAGATTATCTGCTGATATACAAAGATTTGCTGGAGGTGTAATTGAAAAGATTAATAAAGGTGAATTTCCTCCATATTACTTTGCTAATTTCAAACATAGACATATAGATTTATTTAAGCAGAATCACTGGGATAATAAAGCTAAAAAGACTAGTCTTAAATGGGCAGAGTATTCTATGGATTGGTATAACATTGAAGAGATGCCTATTCATTATACAACAAGAATAGAAAATGATGATGATTTACAAACTGTAATAGATTATTGTTGGAATGATGTAGGTGCTACTAAGAAGATATATGAATATTCTAAAGGAGGAATTGAGTTAAGAGCTAAATTATCTGAACTTTATAATCTAGATTTATATTCTGCTTCAGAGACGGCTATTAGTAAAGCTATATTAGGTCCTAAGTTATCTTCTGCAATGAATATGGATCTTAAAGAATTTAAAGCTTTAAGAACTCCAAGATATAATGTATTAGGTAGAGATATTATATTAGATTATGTGGACTTCAAAACTATGAAGTTTGAAGCTGTTAAAACCTGGGTTGAGAATCTTAATATAGATTTTCATACTAAGATGACTAAAGAGCAACGTAAGAAATTATATACATATAACTTTGAATATAAAGGTGCTAAAACTAAATTTGCATTAGGAGGAATACATGGTGCTGCTCCTACAGGAATATATGAATCTGGTAACGGTAAGGTTATTAAATCTGCTGATGTTACTAGTTTTTATCCTAATCTTATTATGCAGAATAATTGGTCTCCTGCACACATTCCACCTGAGATATTTATACCTGAGTACAGATTCTTTTATACAGAGAGACAGCTTATTCCTAAGAAAGATCCAATTAACTATACATATAAGATTATATTAAATGCTACTTATGGATTAAGTAATGAAGCAAACTCATTTATGTTTGATCCAGAATTAACTATGAAGATTACTCTTAATGGTCAATTATTACTAGCTATGTTATATGAAATGCTTGGGGAAAGAATTCCAGGTATTCAACCATTAATGCAGAATACAGATGGTTTAGAAATGATGTTTGATGAGAAATATACTGATCTATATATGGAAATATGTAATGAATGGTGTAAGCTTACTAAACTAGAACTAGAGTATGCTGATTATACCAAAATGATCATAGGTGACGTAAATAGTTATATTGCTGTAGATACTAATGGAAATGTTAAATCTAAAGGTAGATATGAATGGGAAGATCAAGATAAAAAGAAAGTAGGTTATTTTCATAAAAATAAATCCTTTTTAATTATACCTAAAGCTATTCATGAGTATTTTATTAATGGTACATTACCAGAAGATTATTTAGAATCAAACAAAAATATATTTGATTACTGTGCTGGAGTTAAAGTTGATGGCAGATTTAGATTATATGAAAAGTATATTGAAGATGGAGAAGTAATAGAAAGAGATCTTAATAAGATTGTACGTTATTACATCTCTAAAGAAGGTAATAAATTACTTAAATATAATAAGATATCTGGAACAACAAGTCAATTAGAGGCAGGTAAATGGATGCAGATTGAATGTAATAAGATTGATGTTAATAAAAAGTTTGAAGACTATCCTATAGATAAAGAATATTACTTAGAGAAGATATATAATGAGATTTATAATCTTGAAAATAGAGTTGAAGAAGTTATAAAAGAAGGAACACAACAATTAGAATTATTTTAAAATGCCAATAAAAATAGAATACAAAACAGAACAAGAGATTAAGGATATCAAAGTGACAGGTCTTGTCTCTTATTCTGATGTAATTGATGAAACATATAGATTATTAGAAGAAAAGAATTTAAGAGTTAAATATGTAATATACAAACCTAGTAGTAATGGAGATACAGTAACTGCAACATTTATTTTAGATGATGGTATAAATTCTGATCCAGATATATTTATGAGTCTTACTTGGACACATAGTTATCATAAAGCTATCAGATTTCAATGTAATAGCTCAGCAACTACTACAGATGGATTAATAGTTGTAAAAGGTGTACAAACTCCAGTTACAAAAGCTAGAAGATCATCTGATGCAATTAAATATAAAGATGAAATATTTTCTGATCTACAATTAGAAATATCATATATATTTAATAGTTTTAATGAAATCATTAAATTTAAAGATACACTTAAAGGTTCTGTAGCTAATTTAGAAGTAGCTGCTATTAGTTTAGGTATATTGTATGTACAGTTTAATATTTTAACTACATCTCAAGCATCTGTAATAAAAGATTGGTTATTAACTAATACTATAGAAACAGGTTGGGATATATATAAATCTTTTGCTGAAGGATTGAGAGACTCACATCCTAAACAATTTATGAATGATCATATTGATAGTTATTTATTCTTTCAAGATAGTTTCTCTGAAGAAATTAAACCAAAAGAGTTATATTTACCAAATGAAACACCTAAATCAGTTAATCAAGAACTAATAGATGATCATGATTTTGTATCAAAAATACCAAGTGTAATATTTATTTCATGAGATGAAACGTTATAAATGTAATTTGACGGGTAAAACTACTTTTGAATCAGTTTCTGAAGCTAAAGACTCAATGTTTGGATTTGGTTTCAGGAACTGGGACCCTGTCACATTACAACGTAGAAATAGACGGATTAAAAAGAAAGAACAAAAAAGAGTTTACTTTTGTGAAGGATGTCAAGGATATCACTTAACAAGTCAAGAATATTATTCAGAAGACTATAAACGTAAAAAATGAAAGATCAATTAAATAAAATTGAACAATTCCATACATCATTTGGTGTAAAAAATGGTGAATCACCTTCTAATATTGATGAGATAGATTATCTATTAAGATATGATCTTATGAAAGAAGAAAATGATGAATATTTAAAAGCTTGTCAGGAAGATGATTTAGTAGAAATAGCAGATGCTCTAGGAGATAAGTTAGTTATCTTATGTGGAACTATATTAAAACATGGTATGCAGAATATTATTGAAGATGTATTCGCTGCAATACATGATAATAATATGTCTAAGTTAGATGAAAATGGTAAACCTATTATTAATGGTGAAAATGGAATACTTGATACTAAAAGACCATTAGGTAAAATACTTAAACCATCTACTTATAGACCAGTAGATATTACTCATTTAGTTAAATAATGAAACAATATAGATTTTTCTATCATTATAGAAGATCTGATAAAAAGATGAGTGTTCATTTTAGAGGTAGTTGTTATTCTACAGAAAATGTAGATTGTAAAGTACCTTGTCAAACTAAAAGAAATAAAATACAACCATATCTTGTGTTACAAGGTTATTGTACAGAGTTAGAACAAAAAGATAATATAATTATAATCAAATAATCATGACTGAGAAAAAAGAAGATCATAAAGAGAAAGAGATTAAAACTCATAAAGAGGATAAGAAACCAGAAAAGAAACAAAGTCTAGCAGATAAGGTCGGTGTAGATCAAAAAGTTGTTGATTTTGTTAAAGATTTTTTAAAGACTGATGATGAAGTTATTTTAGAACATCACATTAGAGGTCATTATGAAACTAAAAACTAATTGAAGAATACAGTAGAACTTATAGGTTTTTATGGATCTGATACTGTTATTGCAAGTTCAGCTTGGACTAGTACTAGTAGAAAATTATCAGAAGAGAAGAAAGCTAGGATACCTAAGCTTATTAATCAGTTATGGAAAGATGGGCATGAAACTCCATTCGAAAAGGGTGTTGTTCACTTTCTTGTAGATACAGATATTGCATCCCATATACATTTATTAAAACATAGAATATCATCATTTAATGGTGAATCTGCTAGATATAAAGAGTTAAAAGAGGATAAGACATATTCACCTGAAGATTGGATAGGAATCGAATTTGATATTGATAAATTTAACTCTTATACAGTTAATTTCTTACATGGTTATGAAACTTGGACACAAGTTTTAGAAAGATATAACGAATTAGGTAATGAATTATATCATCAAGCTTTAGAAGATATTACTCCTGTATTAGGAAGAAAAAGAGCTAAAGAATCTGCTAGATATTTTAAAACATATGCTTCACAGATACAGGGTGATGTTAGTTTTAATATGAGATCTTTTGCTAATTTCATTAAGTTACGTAATTCTCCACATGCTCAATTAGAGATAAGAGAAGTTGCTGCTGAAATGTTAAAGTTAGTTAAAGAAATACCAGGGAATCCATTTGAACATACATTAAAAGCCTGGGAAGATGAATAATATATATAAAGTAAAAGTAAAAACACCTCTTTTACGTCCTGGTCTAGAAATAGAAACAGAATGTTCAGAAAAATATTTAGTAGATGTTACCAAAACATTATTAGAAAAAGTAAGAGAAATAAATACTAAAGATGAACAGAAAGAGGTTTAACCATATTATAGAACACAGAGTTGAGAAATCAATTGGTGTGTTTAAATCAAAGAATGATGAGTATGCTTCTGAAGAAGAAGTATTTGCTAATTTTAAACAAGGTGTAGGTATATCATATAATAATACTCCAGAGAAATATGCTTGGGAGCTATTATCAAAACATCTTCAATCTATAAAAGATATATTATCTTCTTTAGAGAAAGGGATTAAACCATCTGTATCATTAATTGATGAAAAGATGAATGATGCACATAATTACTTATACCTTATAGAAGGTATGATTACAGAAAAAATAGAGAATGACACATAAAAAACAAGCAATAGTACTTAGCTATGTATATAGCAGTCTATTAATAAAAAATTTAGAGGTAGCTGTTCATGAAGCTAGAGTTAGTAAAGATCCTGATGTAAAGAAAATGGCAGACAAGTTAAAAAAGCTACAGGATCAAACTATAACAACAATGATCTTTCTTAATAAGAAAATGATTAAAGATGGAGTTGATATGAATGCTGTAGAAGAAGAACTTGATACCATTATGGATGAAGGTTGGGTTAATATAGAAACAAATGAAGAAAGCACTATATCTTGATGACGTAAGAACACCTATAGAAACTATACCAGAATATGATGAATGGATTATTGTAAGGAGTTATAATGAGTTTGTTCAATATATTACTGATAATGGTATGCCTGATCTTATATCATATGATCATGACTTAGCTGATGAACATATGGATGACTATTATGAGCAATTCAGAAAGTTTGGTAGACAACTACCAGCATATGATTTATATAAAGAAAAGACAGGATTAGATTGTGCTAAATATGTATGTGAGTTACATCAGGATAATCCAGATATGAACTTCCCTAGATCATTAGTACATTCATTTAATCCTGTAGGAACTAGTAATATAGTTGGTTATATTAATGGTTATATAAAACATGCTAAACTTGATTCTTTCTGTTATGAACAAATAACTAAATTTGAATCATGAAGGCACACCATTTAAAAATAGATTTCTTAAGTCCTTTTCAAATACTTTTAGGAATTAACTTTCGTAGAGGTTATGAGATAATGGAGAAAGAAGATTCTTCAGACATAAAGATGATGACTACAGATATCCAAATAGGATTATTATTTATCTTATTTACATATACACTATATGAGTTATAAAAGAGTGGGGGAGTTAATCCCCCATTTTTATTTAATATAAAATGATTTAACAGTCTCAAATGAATCCCATCTGTTGAGCATAGCTAATGCTGGAATAACATCTTTAAGTTCTTTCCAAGCTTTTAAATCACCTTTATGAACACCTTTTTCATAATAGTTCTTATCATAAGGAGGAATAGGTAGTTTCAATGCAGATAATAATACATCACCAAAATCTTTAGCTGTACCTAATACTGCTATAGGAGATTTAGCCAATTGAAATTGTTCTTGTAAACCAAATATAGGAACCAGAGTAAGTAATTCTTTTGCTTGTCTTGATTGTTGATATTGTAAGAAGTTCATAAATCTTTTAAGTTCTTCATCTTCATCAGGAACACCTGCACCTACTAAAGCTACTATATTATACATTGCTATTGAAGACATAAGAAATCCAAGTTCAGCCATATTTTTTCTCATATTAGCTATCTGCATATCATCCATATTTGCCCAACCAGATTTAATTCTATCATATATAGCACCCTCTGATTGAGCTATATATTTAATTAGACTCCATACAGTAAGATATCTCCCTTCAAGTTCACCTAAGTTCTGATCCATATATCTAGATTTAAATCTATTTTTATATGAAGGATAAACCCATTTATGAAACTGAGCTGCTAGTGAACCTATCCAATGTTCTTGAATAACCATTCTATCACCAAAAGCATAGTTACCATGTATCTTTTTATTTACTTCATATATATAATTGGTTTGTTTATGTCTTTCTTCATCTAACAACGTATATCCAGGTTTTAATTTAAGTTGATTAGTATTAGGATTAAATTCATATGCATCATATATAGATTCAGTTTCTCCTGTAATAGAGTTAGTTAGCTGTTTATCCATAAGTATTGCAATACCAGTCTTAGATTGTACATTATACTCACCTCCTTCTTGTATGATATATGCCCAAGATAATGGATCTACTCTACCTGAATCTTGTTGATTTTTTCTTACAATTCTAAACTTTTCTACTAAAGCTTCATATTTAGATCCATTTTTTTCTTCAGCATATGATCCTGGATTACGTCCTACTTTTCCTAACCAACCTGGAACTAATTCTTTATTAAAAGCTATATTAGCTCTAGTAGATGATTTCCATGTATAGTGATGATTACCTGCTGCTTCTACAGCATTGTTAATCCTACCCATTACATAGTTATTTACACCACCAAATACGTTGAAACCAATACCTTTTAAAGACGTAAGTTGCTGAAGTCGTTGAGCTACCATTGCCATTGTAGTCTTATTAAACTCTTCATCAGCATAGAATACCATCTTCATATACTTACGTACTCTACGGGCAGCTAATGATTCCTTATCCTGTTGTAATACAGAACCACCACCTATTTTCTTTAATAGCTTTTGTCCTGTTGAATCTGTTTTAATATAAGTTCTATCTTCAACTACACGTTGGATAGCTTTAATATCAGCTTCCACATTACTCATAGCTTCAAAGTTCTCAGCCATAGCTCTGAATGCAATTAAGTTGTTTACTAAATCACCTTCAAGTTCACTAGAAGATACTTTACCCTCTTCTATTCTTAACCAATTAGTTAGATCTTTCTTTTGAGCTAAGTATTCTTTTTGGGATACTTTTTTGGACAGCTTATCAGCATTAAGTTTAGTAATCTTGTCTTTAATATTTTGTACTGATTTTTCTGATTGTAGTTTACCAACATACATAATTGGCACTGATTCTGCAATTTGTCCTTTTTCATCTACTATACGTTGATTAGTATAAACATCAGCTGTAAAAAAGTTTCTCATTTTCTTAGATACTGCTTCATAGAAACCTGATCCATTTTTAGTCATTGCTTCTATAAAAGATGATCTAATACGACCTACTTTACCATTCATAGATCTTTGTACATCTGGTGGGAGTTTTTCTAAAGTAGTATCCATTTCATTAGTCCAACCTTTATAGAATTCAGATTGAGCTCTTTCCACTGGAGAACTAGGATTGCTAAGTTTTACATATTTAGGATCTCTTAGATCCATACCATTTCTAGCAACATCTCTAATTTCTACATATTCACTTTTAGGAAAGAAACCTGTTTTTAAAGATACAGCTCCTTCAAATTCACCTGTTTTAGGATCAATATTAGGACCCATATATTCTACTTTATTAAAGTATTTAGCTCTATATAAGTCATAGTCTTCATGAGATACTGTTTCTTTTTTGTTCCAGTAGTATCTAGTTTCTTTATCAGCATTCTCAACTACTTCTAAGTATTCATATTTATCTCTGATAGCTTTAAATGCATCACTGTATTTATGATAATCACCATCTTCCATACCTGAAGCAGTACCTATTTCAGCAGATTGAAACTTTCTATTATTAGTCTTATCAATATATAATTGTTTATTGTAAGCTATATCTTCTTTAGAGGCAGTATTAACATTACTGATTGGTATATATTGTTTCATAGTACCATCTTTTTCTTTAAGATGACTTCTTAATTCATAATACTTTTCCCAGTACTGTTGTCCTACTCTTGTTACGTATCTACCAGTCCATTTACCTGCTGCATTAAATACTTTCATAAAGTCATAAGTATCAGACTTAGGTTTACTTATTCCTAGAGAAGATAGCAAAGATTTTCCTAATGATTTAATATTATCAATAGCAGTATCAGTTTTATCTAATGCAGTTTGTACACCATTCTTAACAATCTTATCTATAGTAGCTAACAATGGATCTGTTGAAGTAGCTATATCTCCTAAGTAATAATCCTCAGATGATATATCATTTACTTCCTGTAGAATAGAATCTAATTGTTCTTTAGTTAAAGGTTCATTAGAATACTTCTGATATAATCTTTGTGTATGTTCTTGTAATGCTCTATCAATAGTATCTTTAGCATCATCTAAAGTATCTAATACAGTACCCATTAGTATTTGTTGATCTTTAGATCCAAATCCTTGATACTTAATCAATCCTCTATACGACTCTAAAAACTTATCAGCTTCAATTAATACTGAAGCATATTCTTTTCTGTCTTTGTTTGCATCATTAATAACAAAGTCAATAATCTTATTTAATTCATCTTTAGTATAATTAAGAAATCTACCATATGCTAAACTAGGTTTGTCTTGTTCAAGATCAGATCCCAGCATAATAATCAATTCATTTATTTTATCTACAGTAACTTGTTTAGGTCTAAATGATATCGAATCTTTTAATTTCTCAAAGTAGCCCTTTCTTACTTCTAAAGCATCAACAATCTTTTCAACTCTATTATAGAGTTTATCAAACATATCTCCTTCTAATTCTTCTTCAGGAAGGGCTTCTTCCTCTGATAAAAAATCATCATTGTCTACTGGATTATTAATACCCAGCTTTTCACGTAATTCATTGTACTTAAATGCAGATGATATTTTAGTAGGAATAATTTTATTTACAAATGCAGCATTTTGTGAAGGACTATGTGACTCAATACCTTCAAATATAAATTCAGTTATAGCTTTATTAGCATCTAGTTTTAAATTTATGTGTACAGATTCTGTAGCTTCAACTTCAAAACCTTGTAACTCAGCTAACTTTTTATATACAGCTACTTGAATACCATGTTGTTGTTTAGTGGTTAATGATCCTTCTAATAAAGATCCTTCACTTACTGGATAAGGATTATTTCTATATGCATCATCATTAATTGAATTTTTAGAAACCTTTAAATCAATAATTTTTAATTTACCATTAGGTTTAATTACTAGAACATCCATTGCACCTGCAATACGTGACCCAGGATCACCTAATATTACTTGTGGAATAACTATACTCCCATCAGCAGTAAGTCCTGTTATATAAGCTTGTAATACGTTAAATGCTTCTTTTTGTTGTGTCTCAGATAATACGGCTAATAGTGGATCTTTTTGAAGTTCTGTCCAAGGTGTTCTTGTTATAATACCTTCTAAGATTTTATCAAATGCCTGACCATATTCTCTATTAATACCATATAGATTATTAGGATCATGTAACTTACCTTTAATAGCTGTTGTAGTTGAAGTATACGGATTACCATCTACATCATGATACACATGTTCTATAGGTTCAAGTATTACAGGATTATCTGGAGATATCATTAAAGCTTCAGCTATTCTCTGTTGTAAGATATTTCCTCTAGAGATAGCTTTGTTAACTATTTTAGCAGTAGCAACATCTAATACATAAGATGGTCCTCCTTTTTTAAAATTACCACCAGTTAATACTGTACTGTTAAAGCTTGAGAATTTAGGTTCACCATTTACATCTGCAAAAGGTAATCCTAATCCAACCATACCTTTAAACATTTTCATATAATCATCAGAGTATGCTATACTCCAAAGACCTAATGCTATTTCTTCAACACTATCATTTAATAGTTTACCTTCAGCTAATGCAGATTGTATATATGGAGTACTAGCTATTACTTTTGCTGCACCTTTATCTTGTACATACTTAACTAAGTCTTTGTATAAGATTGATGGTTGCTCATTAGTAGCTAGTACTTTTTCTATTTTATCTTCACTACGATACACTTGGCATGCTGCCATATTTTATTAATTTAAATTATGCACAATTATCATCTAATGGATTATTATTGTTCTTAAACGTTGACTTAAATAGATCTGCAAAATCTTTCATTCTATCTTGATCAACATCTGCTTGATCTGCATTAGCATTAAAGAATGAGTTGAGCATATTAGATGCTAAATCATCTTGTTCTGGTAATGGAACTTCATTATACATATCAGCAGATGGTTCTGATTGATAACTTGTAATTGCTTCAGCAGAGTCTTCTGAATTATATCCAAATAAATTAAGTAAATCCAATGGAGTTTTGACACTATCTTTTAATTCTTGTGTTAAGTCATTATATAACCCCCCACTAAAAGATACACCTTTGTTTGTTACTTTAGATGTTATACCAAACTTTTTAGCTAAAACATCTACTGGAGATTCACTATTTGTAAAGTTAATATTATTTCCTGATAATGCACCAGTTTTCTTAACAGTTTCACCAACAGGTGCAAGTCCCATACGTTGTTCAATATCTGAAGCATCCATATTAGAATATCTTCCAGTATTCTCTTGAGCATTACCAAATTGTTTTCTAACTCTTGGTTTCTTAGGTATTACTGGAATAGGTCCAAATAACTCTCCAATCATAGTAGATTTTCTACTTCCTGTAGGAGTGTATTCTTCATATATAGCTCCTAATCCATTAGCAACATATTCACCTTTTTGAATAAGTCTATTTGGATTTGATTCATCTACTGTAATATCACCAACTTTCTTTTTGTCTTTACTATCTTTAGTAACAGCTATAAGTTTATAATAAGTTCTTTTACCTTGAATATTACTATCTACAATTACATAAGGAAATGCATATTTACCTAGAGCATTAGAACGAAAACCTTTAGCATCTAATAAAGCTTTATTTTTTTTAAGTTTAGCTTTCTCAGCATCATTAAATTTACCAGTTCTTTTTATTTGTATTATACCTTGAGTAGTACCAGTATCAAACATTTCTTTTTCATCTCTGATACCTGCCCATAAGTTAATAGTTATACGAGCTTTAGGTAATTCAACTTCAGGAGTTTTAGTAGTATCATCTTTAACTTTTGGATCAAGTTGGGCTAACTTTTCTCTTAAAGTAAGTTCTTTAACTGATTCATCTTTTTTAATTTGTCCAGATTTAGTATAAGATTGAGGAACAAATTTCTTTACATCAGGATCTTGCGTTTCTTCAAATACAGGATTTCTATTCATGATCTTTGTAATCTCAAAAGTATTACCTATATGAGAAGTATAGGATTTCATAAATTCATTAAACAAATCAGTAGATTGAACACCAAATGTATCAGAATATTTCTGATCAATACCTTTTGTATCAAGTGGCATTTTCAATACACTATTAACTTGTTCAGTAGATTTAAGTAAATCACCAAACATAAATGTAGGTATATATCTTATGAATGAATTAGACTTGAACTGTCCAGCATCTTTAACTAAAAGATAGTTAAATATATCTACAGCATTAGCTCTAGTATCATCATTCTGATATATCTCTAAGAAACTATCTTTAAGTTTTTCAACCTGATACTCACTTAATTTAGCCCAAGTATTAGCTTCAGCTTTATTAATACCATCTCTGTTAAGATCATTCATTGCAGTAACTTTATCATTGTTAGTTACTTGTGTAGAAATAATATTAACAAATTTAGAAGCAAAGTAGTTATCAGGAAGTTTAGCTCTGATAGTTTTAAATGTATCTATAATATCATTGAAATCTTCACCTTTTAGTTTAGCAGACTCATCATAAATCATTGCATTATCTAAAGTAGATAGTGTTCTCAATTTATTATTGTCTAATAAAGACTTCATATAAGCTTTTATAGAAAGGTAAGATAACAAGTCTCTTTTTAGAATTGTATTAAATTCTTTTTCTGTAGATTTTCTTACACTAAGATTTTCTTTGACTATAGTAGATATACGTTGGAATACGGGAGTTTTCTCCATAAACATAGTTTGAGACATATGATCAATTTGATCGGCAGTCTGAATATAGTTATACATAAACTCATGATATGGTTTAGCTTTATTTATAGCCATAAATACTTGACGTAAATCAAATGGTAGTTTAGATTTATAGAAATCTGAATTATCCATTCTTAACCCAAGCTCTTCTATAGTAGTTTTAATATCTGCTAAGTTTTCAAAGCTTGTTCCAAGACCTTTAGTTAATTTAAGTACTTTAGCTACTTTAGAGAAATTAGCTGCTTGTGCTTTAATACCTTTGAATGATTGTAATACTGCATATTGTAAATCAGCATTATCTCCATTTGTATTAAGACCATCATCTAATAAATCATCTGTAAGATCCATAACTTCTTCTTCAGATCTCAGCTTACTATATTTTTCTATAATATTATCTAATAATTCACCTTTTTTAATTTGTTGTTCTGTACCAGTTTTAATTTTGTTATTAGCAATCTTAATCTGTGCAAAATATTCTCTTATAGAAGGTTGTAATAAAAATCTAATTGCAGATTTAATAGGTACACCTTGTGCAAGCATATTAGTAACATATCCAATAGCTTCTATATTAAGACCTAATCTAGCTGCTAATCTTTCCTTAGCATTATCTGTCATTGCAGATACTACTGTAGAAATAGATCCAAATATTCTATCACCAGTATAATCTCCTGTAATAGGATCAAAAGCTTTTAATGACTCTTTACCTGATTTATCTCTAGGAGAATATGTATTAAATGTATGACCATTTAATTTGAATAAGAATAAGTCTTCATAATTAGGAACTCTTGTTACTTTACCATCTTCAGCTACTTCTTCAGATATAGCAGATATGTATGAGCTTCTTAAGTTTATATTGAATGAACTTAAGATAGAGTATGCTAAGATAGAATTTACAGCAGGACCAATATTTCTAGATCCCTCTTTATTGTTTGTAAAGGATTTATACTTACCTATTATACTATCTGTATCTACAGCACCCTCATTAACAATATCAACTATTTGAGGTACTTCAGAGAAGTCACTTAGTAATTCATTTACTATGTTTTTTAATGGATCTACTGATGCAACTTCAAATGCAATTGGAGCTCTACCTTCTTCTTGTTCATTAACCATATATTCATTACTAACTAAAGCAATTTTCTGAGCTAATATTCTGTTGTTAAGAACACCAGTGTTTATTTCACCATTTACTTTAACGTAATCTATATATTCTTTAGGAGTTGAAGGTAATCCAATAAGTCTCAATGCTTCTTTATATAGAACCATTTTATCATCAATTGTTTCAACTGATAATACATCAGATAATATACCTAATGCTTCTCCTGGTTCTAAATCATCAGATATTGTAGACTCAGTAATATCTTTTTTAAGTTCTCTAATAGTTAATTTAAAATCTTTATTATTACCAAGCATATAAGTTACATATTCATCAAATTTCTCTTCTGTAGTAACTGCTGTGCCATAAGCTAATCTTTTACCATCTTTACGATAAGTATCAGCTATATGCATATATAGCTTATCAATATCAAAATCGGCTCCTGATATCTCTATAAGTTCGTGTGGATATATACCTGTACTACCATAAAAAGCTGGCATTGTATCAACCATTCTTAATGATATAGTTGAGTGTTTATCCTGTGATGGAATACGTACACCAAAAGCTTTAGCTAAAGCTTCTGGTATTTTTTCACCAGGTTTTAGATCCATTAGTTCAGCAAAGTGAGGAGGAAGTACAAATTCAGAGTATCTTCCAATTATATTACCTTTCTCATCATACTCAGCTACATTGTGACGTAAATCATCTATGTAATAATCACCAACTTTAAGTCCTTCAAACTCTCTGTCTAATACATTATTCCATTCCTTAGCTTCAGCATAATCATTTGGAGATAATTTAACTTCATCTGTTCTGATTATATTCCAAGCTATTGGTTGATTAGTAACAGGATCTAACTTAGTGACTCGTTTAACTACTTTATATCCATAGTTAGACATCAATGCTATTGAATGTCCAGGTACTTTCTCACTCATTACTCCTTTAGAGAAATAAGCTAAGAATAATTGAGTATACTTATCTAGAGTAATTGGATTATTTAAGTTATACTTAGGTTTACCAGTTTTATCTACTTCAAAGAAATCAATCAATTGTGAGTCAGCTCCAGTAGCTCTAAGATTATCTACAGCTCTTTTCTGAAACTTAGCTAACTTAGGAGTTACATTTTCTAAATTAATAGATGATGATAACTCTTCAAATGCACCTTCAATATCAAAGATCTCATTTCTAGCAGTCATATAATTATTCTTAACACGTTGAGCTGTATCTGCAAGATACAATTGTTTAAGAGCTCCTATGCTTGTCTTGTTACCTAAGAAATCTACTTCAGTATCATCATTTTGTTCAGCTAATATTAACTGTTTAGCTTGAGTTGGATCTGTAATAACTAACTTATTACTTGGATTTTCTAACTGTAATCTCCAGAATTTAGTTTCCTGACGTTGGAAGTTGTGATCTTTAGCTTCTTTAGCAGATGCTGCAACATTAACTTTTAATCCTTTAGAAGCTGATTTAGGTACAGAATATGCAACAGTATTATTTCTAGACTCAAAGTCTTCTAACTTTTCTCTAAGATCATGTAATTCTTGTTTACCTGGTAAAGCTTTCCAGGTCCCATTATCGTTATATGAAGTTAATTCTTTAGTAAGCATAACAAATGATGTCTTGATATACATCTTTCCATCATAGTATACTAACTTCATTGAGTTGAACATGGAATGAAGATCTTTAAGACCATCTATCTTATTACCAGTTTTAGGATCAGTAGTACCAAAGATTTCTTTAGCCGTAAGCTGTTCACCATTCTCAATCTTATCAAGCATTTTAGCTGTAAATGGATCTAATTTACCTAGACCATGCAAAGTATATCTCATACTTTTTACAGTACCCCAAGTTTGAGCATCAGCTTTTTCACCAATACCACCACTATATTTACCTCTATATTGAGGATCTTCAAATTGAAGTATATAACTTTCAGTAAATTGTTCAGTAATACCCACTTGTGGTGCTATTACAGTACTTTCTAATGATGCTCCAGATGCATTTGCACCTCTAGCTCTTTTAACTTCATCAACACCATCTTTTAATGATGCTGCTTGATCTCCTAATAATAGTTGGTTTAATGATAATGTATTGATATAATCATTTACTAGTACTTGACCAATATTATGTTCAATCTTATTATATATAATATTTAATTGAGAGTTCTTTCTTTCATTAGATACTTTCTTTTTACCTTCTTGAGTATAGAAACCATCTTGAATATAATTATCAATTAAGTTATTTGTATATGTTTGTTTTACTCCTGAATTTAAATCTACTTGATTTTTAGTAATTACTCCTGTAGAAGATAATAACTCAACAGTATCAGCAATCTGACCTTCCCAATAAGCTTTAATCTGATTAGTGATCTCAGATTTCATTGAGCTAATATTAAACTCTTCATTTAATGCAGACTCTTCTATAGAAGTTTTAAGATCACCTAACATAAGACCAGTTTTATATAGAGTTAATCCTCTACCTTTAGAGTAATCTCTTTTACCTGTAGTCTTATTAGTACCATAGTGGTAACCATCAATCTCATCAATTATTCTATCACCAGCACCTATATTGTTTACATCATCTTTAACTCTTTTAATTCTTTCAAATTCATTAACTACTTCGTTATATAATATATCAGCAGCCTCATCAGATACTTTTACGTTTTCTGATTTATCTAAAGTAACCGCTTTAATTACAGGAAGTCCTAATGTATCTCCAGTATTACTAGCTTCTAGTACTCTAATAAGATGTTGAGATGTTCTAAATGAACCACCATCTTCAGTTTTATACTCTTTACCATAAGCATATATATCAAATAAACTGGTTAGGAATTCTCTGTTAGAAAATGATCCATAAGTAATACCTTTATTTTTATTAGCTGATATACCTTTATCTTCTCTTATAGAACCATCTTCTTCAGATTTACTTAATACAGAAGACTTAGCTCCATCAATACGTTTAATACTTAGGTCACCTTGAAGTACTTCAAATTTCTCTGAGTTTAATAAATAGTTATTTTCTAAGAAAGCATCTGCTTTAAGTTCATCAATATAAGCATCACTATTAAGTTGTTGTATTCTTACTAAGTGATAAGTAGGTAATTGGTGAGCATATACTAATTCGCCATCAGCATTTTTCCATGATGAACTATAAACAGTTTCATCAAATACTCCATTACCTTTAGCTAAATTGTTAATACGTGTTATTACACCACCTTTACCAAGATCGTTAACTTTCTCTTCAGCTTCTTCCTCACCCTCTTCAAGATCTACTGGATCAGTATTTCTTTGATCATCAATATTCTTAGAGAAGGGATCTTCACCAGATTGAATAGATCTTATTATTTGTTGTATATCTTCTCTAGTAGCAAAGTATGTTTCAGCATATGCATTAATTAAAGTCTTTTGAGCCTCAGTTAATACAGATGCATCTTTATTAGATACAATAGAAAACTTAACAAATGCTGGATCTAATGATATACCTATGTCATTCTTAAGTTGATTTGATATTTCTTTAGACTCAATTTCTAATCTATCATCTTCTATAGAAAGATCTTTATCCATTAAGGTATATAAATCTTTTAATGAAGATACTCTATCATCATAGAATTCACTTCTAGCATCAGCATTTCTTAAAGTTAATACTTGATCTTGGAATACTCTTATATATGCATTTTGCCATGAAGAGAATTGTGTTTTAGCAGAGTCTCTTCTATTAGCTAACATGACATTACTCATTTTAGCTTCTTCACGTATATCCTTATTAATAAATAGATAATCTACTGAGTATTGATTAAATCCTTTTATAACTTGTTGTACAAGTCTAGCTCTTTGAGGATTTGTAGATACCCAAGTTCCATCTTCATTAAATTCAATACCTGCATCATTAAAGAACTTAGTAATAAATTTACCAGTTTCAGTTTCATCAGACTTTAATAATCTAAGTCTATTCATAACCATATTCTGGTCACCAATATTAGCTACAGCTTTAAGCATACCGTTATATACAAGATTTGCATTAACAGCTTGTAATAAAGGTACACCATCTTTTAATTGACTATTACCAAATTCATCTATATATTCAAATGTAGTTGTTGCTATATATTGTCTTAAGAAGTTTGATAATGAACCAAATCCACCAATGGAATGAGTTTCTTTCCAAGAGTCAGTAGTTACTCTGTCTCCATATTCATCAACAGCTTCATCAAATACATCACTATCTAGACTTTGTTTAAAGCCCATTAATCTTAAATGTACATCAACTGCTTCTAATAAAGAAGCTCTATTTTCTTCTTCAGAGAAGACTGTATATCTATCTTGTAATCTTTGAAGATAATTTTCCATGTCAGCCTCTTGACTTTCATCAGGAAATAATCTATCTATTTCATTAGAATAGTAATCATCCTCTCTATAAGGATTATACAATTCTTTATATTCATCTAAAATACTTTCTAGTAATTGTTTTTTATTGTATTGCTCTACTTGAGTTAGTCTATCATAGAATATAGAACTAATACTAGCAGCTAACTGATCTCCTTCTTGTTGAGATAAATATCTGTCAATTACTATATCATTACCATTTTCATCTTGTACAATATCTTCACCTACTTTAATTACTTTTAAAGCTGGTGTAGTAATCATATTTGATTCTTCCCTGGTAAATTGATTTTGTTGTAAATTACTATTTCTGTATTTACCATTATCAATATCACTGAATAGATTTTCTATATCAGTAAATGATCTTCCAGTAAATAATCTTTTAATCCACTCCATTATTTTAGCAAAGAAACCTTTAGCTACATATGAAGTATTAACTT